GCCCATCCCCCCGTAGGGGCCCGCCTGCTCACACAGTAGCGCGTGGTAAACGGGTGGTTTTCTCTGCCTTCAACCACGGTACCACCCGGAACGAGGAAGCGATGACCCAGGTTGCGATCCCGGTCGACATGATGGAAGACAGCTCGCTGCACCACCGGATCACGCCGCAGAGCATCCGGGACGAGGCGCTTCGGATGCTGCAGGCGAAGCTCTACACCGAGCTGGACTTCGACGAGATGCTGGCGGAGGACGAGCCCGAAGAGGAGAAGGGATCCCGGCGGAAGCCTCGCGGGAAGCTGACGCCGTACGACATGGTGCCGCGCCACGAGCTGCGGTTCGTTCGGGCCCTGCGCTGGAGCGAGGCCAGCGTGATGCAGGGCGGGATGAAGATCGGGCTCTGGCGTGCTTCGATGGAGCTGCGCTACAAGCGGGCATTGGATGAGCTGCAGCAGGAGCAGCCGAACTGCGACTGGCGGCTCGTCGCCTGCAAGGTGACGCGCGCGAACCGCCGGCGGGTGGTGACGGTGGAGGGGATCGAGGGCTCGACGGCGAGCGACGCCGCGGCGATGGCCGCGGTGATGGCGGAGACGAACTACGACAACCCGCGGACCGTGCGGGTGGCGCCGTCGTTCCGGCAGGTCGAAGAGCCCGATGTGCTGTGGCACGTGCCGCTGGTGTTCTGCGACATCGCCAAGGCCGATCTGGTCGACCCGCAGTTGGCCGCCCAGCTGAACGGCGTCGAGGGCCCGATGAGCCAGTACATCCGGACGCGACAGCTCCGGTTCATGCCGCCCGGCCTGCGGCGGAACCGGGGCTGGGCGGTCGACCTGATCACCGAGTTCCGGGACGCTGGGCTGCAGGCGGAGATGGCCGCGTTCGCTCCGGCTCCGCGGTTCAACGACGACCAGATCGCCGCGGCGCGGATGCTGCGGGAGCAGGGGCAGCCCCCGGCCCTGATCGCGACGCTGCTCGGTGCCACCTTGGAGGAGGTCCAGAAGGCGCTTGCGTAGGAAGCCCGCCCGCCCCGCGGTCGTGCCGGTGTTCCTGCCGTGCCCGACCTGCGGTCTGCCCGTCCAGCCCGGGAAGAACCCGAACGGGCTGGCCTGGCACGACTGCCAGTTCGTAGTCAACGGGGCGGGGAAGGTGGCGCCAACGGTCGAGGGGATCCGCGAGGGCATCCTGCTGCGGCTGCGGGACCAGGCGGCGACGGCGACGCCGAAGGAGTGCATCGCGATCCTGGCGGCGCTCGACAAGATGTCGCCGCGCGAGGAGGCGGAGGAGAAGCCGACCTCCGAGCTGGACGACGCTGACCTCGTGGTGTGGATGGCGGCGTCGACGGCGCGGCCCGGGCAGCGGGGATGACGCTCCAGGTCCGCGAGTGCGGAATCACCGTTGCTCGGGTGGGCGTGGCCCGGCTGCACCGCCACCTTAAGCCGCCGCCGTCCGGGCTGTTCGGGCTCGAGGTCCTGGTCGACGGGTGGCCGGTGGGCTGGGCCATCGTCGGGCGGCCCGTCTCCCGGCTGCTCGACACCGAGGGGTGGGTGGAGGTCACGCGGGTAGCGGTTCCTGCGGTGGCGGACGGCGGCCCGCGGAACGGGTGCTCGATCGTGTACGGCTGGGTGGGTCGCTGGGGCCGTCGCGAGAACTGTCGGGTTCTCACCTATACGCGGGTGGACGAGTCGGGCGCGGCGCTCCGGGGCGCGGGCTGGATCGAGACCGGCAGAACGGAGGCGAGGCGGAACGGAACCCCGTGGTCCCGACCCTCCAGGGTTCGATCCGCAGCCGAGGCCGAACGCGTCCAGAAGATTCGGTGGTCGCCGCCATGGTGCGCTCCATGACTCTCGCCCGCATCGAGGAGGTCCGCGCGATCTGGACCGACCCGTGGTCGTTCATCAGCCGGCTGGTGATCAAGGACCGGTTCAACCGGCTCCACCGGCTCGACCAGCCGTGGGGGGAGCAGGTCCCATGGATTGACGCGCTTCTAAGCGACAAGAAGTACGTCCTCGGGCTCAAGCCGCGGCAAGTCGGGTACACGACGTGGACGACGGCCTACCTGTTCTGGCTGTCGTACACGTCGACGGACCCGCGGCTCGCGCTGCAGGTGTGCCACGACCCCGACGCGAACCTGCGGCTGCGGGACATGGTCGACACGTTCCGGGAGAACCTGCCCCGGGCGCTGCGTCGGCCGTACAAGAAGGGCCGCGACAACGAGAACAACAGCCAGTACGGGCACAACGGGGCGGGGTTCATCCGGCGGATCGCCGGCGCCCGCGGGAAGGCGCGCGGCTGGACGAGCAACGACCTGCACGCGACCGAGATGGCGCACTGGGCGTCGGCCACGTCTGCGAGCTCGAGGACCGACGCGGGCGGGTCGGACGAGCAGATGTTCTCCTCGGCGATGGCGACGATGCACGACCCGACGGGGCGCGTGATCGTCGAGTCGACGGGCAACGGGCCCACCGGACTGTTCCACGACCTGTGGAAGCAGGCGACCACCGACCCGAAGTGGGCGTACGTGTTCGTCCCGTGGAACACGGTCGGCCGGTACAAGATCGAGCTCACCGACCGGGAGGCGCGCGACCTCGAGCGGGACCTCGACGACGACGAGAAGGTGCTCGTCCAGAAGTTCGGCCTGTCGATGCCGCAGATCGCGTGGCGGCGCAACAAGATGCGTACCGAGCGCTGGACGCGGCTGATGTTCCGGCGCGAGTACCCGCTGGTCGACACCGAGCCGTTCATGCTCGCCGAGTCGAACTGGTTCGACCAGGAGGTGCTGTCGGTGATGCTCTCCTGGGTGCCGCCGCTCGGCCGGGAGAAGGAGCCGTACCGCGAGTTCTACCCGCCGATGAAGGGCGTGCCGTACTTCATGGGGGTCGACACGTCGGGCGGCGTCGGCGAGGACTGGGCGGTCATCCAGGTGATCGACATCAACCTCCGCCACATGGCGACGTGGTCCTCCAACCGCGCGAGCCCGCACGAGACGGCGGACCAGGTGTCGCGGATGGGGGCGCGGTGGGGCCGGCCGCTGACGGTGATCGAGCGGAACCACCACGGGAAGGTCGTGATCGATCGGGTGGCGGAGCTCGGCGGCGTGGCGCTGTGGAAGACCGACGACGACCGGGACTTCTGGAGCTCCGGGTCCGGGGCGGGCGAGAGCAAGCGGAAGGCGATGTCGCACGCGCGATCGATCATCGACGACGAGCAGACGACGATCGCGGACGCCCGCACCATCCACGAGCTCCAGACCATGGTGGAGAAGTCGGACGGCAAGATCGAGGCGTCGGGGTCGGGGCACGATGACCACGCGTACGCGTTCGTGATGGCGCTGTGGGCCGCGAAGGACCAGCAGCGACTCGACAAGGCGGTGCACGAGCGCGACCGGGATAGAATCGAGCGAATCCGGGCGATGAGGAGGACTAGTGAAGGTCGACGCTGACGAAGTCGAGGTCGCCGTCCGGAGCTCGCTGAAGTTCTACGAAGAGCAGCGGGAGGAGTGGAGCTGCTTCCGCTCGGCGTACAAGACCGAGTTTTGGGAGCGCAACAAGTTCCCGTCGAGCCTGGTCTCCCGCGACATCGGGGGCGTCGACGACGGGATGCCGTTCCGCATCCAGGCGAACCGGATCGTCCCGCTCGTCTCGGCGCTGGTCGCGAACCTGTTCTATCGGGGCCCGAAGACGCAGGTGGAGCTGCCGGCGGTGATGGAGATCCCGGCGTCGGGCGGACGGCCCGCGGACCTGTCCGAGTTGCCGGACACGATCGCCGCGTTCCTCGACGAGTGGCTGAAGCGGAGCGGGATCCGCCGCCGGTCGACCCGGGCGTACGAGCTGGCGCTGATGTACGGCGCCAGCGCGTTCAAGCTGGGGCTCGACATGTCGAAGCGCCGGAAGGGCGACCTCGTGTCCCGGTCGTGGACGCAGGCGATCCCGCACTGGGAGCTCGTGTTCGATCGCGAGGCCGACGATCTCGACCAGCAGGCGTACCGCGGCCACCTGCGGTTCGAGCGGATCGACATCGCCGAGGAGTTGTGCGGGGCTTCGGTCGACGTGCAGGGCGAAGCGCTGCCCGACTTCCTCGAGGACTCGTGGGTCGGACGGACCGGGGATCCGAAGGTCGAGAAGTACGTTCGGATCCTGGAGTTCTACGACCTGCTCGCGCTCGAGCAGCGGTTCTACGTGGTGACCGGCGACCACATGTCGGGCGGGTGCCGGCAGGTCGGGAAGACGCTGCCGATCCCGTACACCCACCCGGACGGCACGCCGGCGATCCCGATCGTGCCGGTCATCCTGTCGAACGTGCCCGAGCATCCGATGCAGGGGCTCCCGTTCGTGAAGCGGGTGTACGAGCTCAACGCCGAGCAGAACTTCCTGTTGACGATGCTCGCGAACAAGATGCGGCGGGAGGCCGCGACCGCGTACCTCACGAAGGAGGGCCAGCTCGACGACGACGCGCTCGCGCTGCTGGCGTCCGGGCAGGACGGCGTGATCGTGAAGGTGAAGGCGGGCGAGGGCTCGATGGCCGAGAAGCTCCACTCGGTGCAGCCGCCGACGATCTCGCCGACGATCGACAAGCTGTTCGCGGCGGTGTCGCAGGCGTGGAGCAACGCGGCGGCGGCCACCGAGCTGATGCAGGGTCAGCAAGGGAAGTACCTGTCCGCCACGGAGGCGAGCCTGCTCGCGGGGTTCGGGGAGGCGACGACCGGCGACGTGCAGCAGCGGATGGCGGACAGCGTCGCGGAGACGTGCCGGGTGTTCCTCACGATGGCCGCCGAGCACATGCGGGCGCCGATCTCTGTCCGGGTCGGCGCGGACCGACGTCGGCTGGACAAGAAGGACCTCGGGCTGCCGTGGGCGGTGTCGATCGTCGACTCGGCCTCCACCCCGCTGAAGGACATGCGGAAGAAGGAGTCGTTCCTGCAGGTGCAGCCCCAGCTGGTGCAGCTGGCGTCGATCGCAGCTGGGACCCCGCAGGACGGCGTCGAGCCGGCCGAGGCGGTGCAGAAGCTCGCCCAGCGTATGATGAACTACATGCAGCAGTTGTGGGCGTTGCCCGAGTCGTTCTCGTGGGACTCGCTGTCGGTCACCACGCCGGAGCAGGACGAGAAGGCGGAGGCGAAGCGCATCATCGACGAGCGGGTCCTGCCGGAGCTCCAGGCCGCGGCGGCCATGCCGGAAACCGCGGCGCCGCAGTTGCCGCCGCAGGGCGGACAGGAGGGCGTATGAGCGGGCGAACCACGAAGAAGTGGCGAAGGCACATCAGGAGCATGGTTGAGCACTACCGCCCGATCGGCGGCGGCCTCCAGGCGCTGGTGAAGCACTACGGCAACATCGGGTGCCCGCCGAGCACGAAGGGCCACCCGACGGCCCGCTGGTGGCGGCGGCAGTTCGCGGGGGTGGTGTGATGCCGATCTTGGAGCGCGGGTGCAAGGCGTGTGGGCACCGGTTCGAGGTCCTGTCGATGCAGGGCCAGGAGACGAACCTCGACCGCGACGACGACGTGTTCAACCTGTCGTGCTCGAAGTGCGGCTGCGACGACATCGAGGCGTTCGTGCCGCTGGTCTCGACCCGCGGGCGCGAGACCGGATCGGTGAAGTTCCCGTACTTCGACCGAGGGCTCCATCGGTGGATTCGGTCGTGGGAGCACCGCGCCGAGGTCTGTCGGGAGCAGGGCGTGATCCCCGTCGAGGACGAGACGATGGGGTGGGGCGAGGACCGGTTCCAGAAGGAACAGAGCCAGCGGGCCGCGGACGAGAAGAAGTACGATGCGTACGTCGAGGAGATGACGACGGGCCCGTCGCGGGGCGAGTTCCACGCGATGATGGAGTTCGCGAAGCGCGAGCGGGAGAAGCGGATGAACTCCCCGGAGGTGCTGGCGGAGGGCCGCCGGCAGCAGCTCGAGTATGAAGAGGCCGTGGAAGCAGCGCGCCGAGCGGCGCACGATGGGGGTCGGTGATGCCGGAGAACCTGGAGCAGCTCGACGCCGAGGTCGACAAGGAGGCGGAGGCGATCCGGCAGACCCGGCTCGGCGGGCTGCAGGGGGCGGTCCCGCCCGGGGCAGAGCCGCTGACGGCCGACTCGGTGAACGGGCTGGCGGACGCCGTCGAGGCCGCGGTCCCGAAGCTGTCGGGCGGGCAGGTGACGGCGGAGGACCTGCGGATCCCGCGCGTCGACGGCGAGGTCGATCGGGTGCCGCCGGAGCTCGGGGCGCAGGTCCTCACCGCGGCGGCGTTCGCGGACACGAGCGGCCTCGCCGACGGCTACCAGTTCGATCCGACCGAGCTCCTGCGCACGAACGCGGGGCTCGACGAGGCGGCGGAGATCATCACCGGGATGGCGTCGGACCCGAAGGTGCTGAAGGCGGTCGGCGGCGGGGAGCCGGAGGCGGCGCCCGAGTCGGAGCCGACGGACGAAGAGCCGGAGTTCCCGGCCGAGGAGGGGTGATGGAAGGCGAGAACGAGCCGGAGGTGGTGCCGGAGGACGTGCCGGTCGAGCCGGCGGACACCGACACCGACACCGAGCCGGAGCCGGAGGTCCCTGCGACCCCGGCCGACAAGAAGGTGACGCTCGACGAGCTGCTCGCGGACCCGCGGGTGCTCGCCCACATGGACGTGCTCGACGACTACCCGCTCACCGCGGACGACATCGCCGACCTGGACCCGAAGGCGCAGCGGCTCCTGGCCGCGGTGCTGAAGCGGGCGCAGGCCGACGTTCCCGCGTTCCAGCAGCGCCAGAAGGAGGTCGACGACCGCCAGCGGGTGCTCGACGCCCGGGAGCGGATGCTCACCCGGCAGGTGGAGGCGGCGATCAAGCCGTTCACCGACCCGCGGCTGCGAGCGCTCGTCGACTCGTTCCGGCCGCAGGGCGAAGAGCCGGAGATCGGGACCCCCGAGTGGGTCGACTGGCTCGCCGACAAGCGGGTCGCGGACAGGTTCGACAAGTTCCTCGGCCGGGCGGTCGAGCTCGACGCCGAGGCACGCCAGCGCGCGGAGGAGGCCGAGCGGGCGCAGGCGGTGGCCGAGCAGCGGGCGGTCGACGAGGCGTACGTCGCCGAACACGAGGAGTCGTTCGCCGACGAGCGCGTCCTCGACCGGGTGACGGTGCTGGTGCAGAACCACAACTTCACGCTGCAGGATGCGCACCGGCTGGCCGAGCTCGAGCTCGTCAACCAGAACGAGGCGGATACCCGGACGAAGGCGCTGGAAGAGTCGAGGGCTCGGGTGCAGCGCGGCGGTCGGTCGGCCCCCACCCTCCCGGATACGCCGGAGGATGACGAGGCCCGCGCAGCCTTCTACGCGAAGTACCCCGAGGCAGTCCAGCGGGACTTCGCGAAGCACTACCCAGAACACGCACGGCGTCAGCGTGAGCAGCGGGCCCGCGAGCGGAAGCTGGGCTAGCCGTAGTTGCGGCCTCGGCGCGCAGGCGGTACCCTACGGCATCGGGCGTAAAGGCTTGGAGGCATGCCGGGGACGACCTCTGTTACCTACGGGAACGAAGAACTCTCGGCGCACCACGCGCACCACATCGCGCGGCTGGACCGGATGCGGGACCGGCCCTACAAGGTGACCGAGCACATCATGTCGGTCGCCGAGAAGGTGCCGAACCCCGGCGTCCGGATGATCAAGCGGTGGGACGTCGATCGTCACAGCCGGTTCACCCGGGTGCAGAGCGGACACGAGGTGTACAACACCTTCGCGCAGCCGACGATGGTGCCCGGTACGCAGACCTGGGGCATCGTGGTGCTCCCGGTCTTCATCTCGCGGGTCGACGAGGTCCAGAACCAGGGCGGGGTGCTGAACCTGCTCAAGGAGCGGACCGAGACGGTTCACACCCACTTCCGGCGGGCGTTCGAGGAGGTCGCGCTGCGCGGCCCGGCGGCGTCCGGCACGTGGACCGGCGTGGACGGGTGGGACGACTTCCTCACCCTGAACGGCGCCGACAGCTCGACCGGCCTGCTCGAGGACGCGGCCGACGGCGGCAACACGCTGCACGGGATCGTGAAGACCTCGTACCCGGTGGCGACCCACCCGCAGTTCCACAACTTCTTCCGGGACTGCGCGGGCGCGTTCGCGACGAACGGGCTCAACGCGCTGTACGACTCGACCATCCACAACCAGCTGTTCGAGGGGAACCCCTCGGCGGCGAACTCGAAGTGGTACTGGTCGCAGGCGTTCGCCCAGCTCACGAAGCGGTCGCTCCGCTCGCTCGAGCGGTACGACAGCGACGGGACCATGGACGACGGCGCGCGCGTCTCCCACATGCGGTACGGCGGGATCCCGGTCGAGCTGACGACGCTGCTCCCGAACACCGGCGCGAGCACGACGACGACGCCGGGTCCGTGGTCGGCGGTCCGCGTGAACTGGAAGGACGGGTGCCAGTTCCGCGTGGTCAGCGGCTACGAGATGAAGTTCGACCCGTTCCAGGATCTCCCGACGACCGTTGGGAGCCGCGTGTCCCTCGGGTGGTTGTGGGGTCAGTTCGTCGGCCATCGCCCCGCGACCTGCGCTGTCATCGCCGACGCGGAGGCGTAGGCCATGTCGATCAACGAGAACCTGGGCATCCAGTGGAACGGGGACCAGACGGCCCACCGGACCATCGTTCCGAAGAAGTTCGCCACGTTGTGGAACGGGTCGGGAGCGACCATCGCCGCCGGCCAGTGTGTGCAGCTCGACCTGTCGGTCACGACGCAGGGCGTCGGGAAGGCGATCAAGTTGTCGGACAACGCCACGCCGCTGCAGGCGATCGGCGGGACGGTGAAGGCGATCCCGAACCTGGACTGGGGCCAGGTCCAGATCGAGGGCGACCAGGAGTCGGTGAACGTGCTCGACGCCGCGACGGCCGGCACGTACCTGATCCCGGACGGGACGACCGACGGACGGCTCGCGAGCGTGCCGGCGGGGATGACGACCGACGACGCGGTGGTCGTGGCGTTCGCCCTGACGGACGGCGACGGGTCGAACCTCGGTACCGTCCGGTGGTGCAACCCGCAGAAGCTCTGATCGGGAGGGGCTCGTGAACCTCGGCGACATCCTCGAACGCGTCGAGGACGAGCTCCAGTACCAGCCGGACCTGCTCGAGCATCGACGGGACTTCCGGCGGGTGATCAACGAGGTGTACCAGGCGCTCGGCCGCGAGCGCCTGTGGCCGTGGTTGTGGCGGTCCGAACCCATGTGGGTGCTGCCCGACATCACCCTCGTGAACGAGGACGTGACCGCGGAGCCGGGTCTGTCGCTCGTGTCGGGGCAGTTCCGGCGGTTCCAGATCGACAAGCAGGAGCTCGTGGCCCTGCTCGGTCTGGGCAACGGGGAGCTGACGATCTACCTCCAGCGGCTCCTGCTGAACGCCGAGCTCGACCTCGCCGATCCGACCGGCCGCGGCGGGATCAACGCGAACTTCGAGCTTGCTCCGTTCGTCATCGAGGACGTGGACGCCGTTCTGCCGGATGATGCGTCCGATCCGACGATCACCGTCGACCCGCGCTGTCGGGTGACGGGGCTCGGGGTGTACGGCTCGTTCGTGATCCGCCCCCGCCGGGTCCGGCTGCCGCTGGCGCTGGACTCGCTCGACGCGATCCTGGACGACCAGGGCCTACCGCTGCCGGCGCTGTCGCCGCGGGTGGCGCGGAACCACCTCGACGTGCCGTACCCGGAGGGGAACACCGGGGCGGCGTCGTACGTGCTCGAGGACGGGGGGTTCGCGTCGAACCAGGGGCTCGGGAACCCGTTCGAGCGGCAGCTCGAAAACCAGCCGTTCCGCGACACGTTCTCGGTGGTGGCGGTGGCGGGCACGATCCCCTCGGGGACGATCGTGCGGGTGATCTTGTCGTGGTCGTACGCGGGGCGGTACGGTCCGCCGAGCCGCCCGGTCGAGTTCACGGTGACCGATCTGGGTGGCGTGCGGGTGGACTCGATCCCGCTGCTGCCCGAAACGTCCGGCGAGAACGAGTACGGCCGATCGGTCGCGGTGTTCATGGCGGAGGGGGAGGGAGCGTTCTTCCTCCGCGGGCTCCACAACGACGAGGCCGTCGACTCGTTCGACATCACCACGCCGAACTCGGACCTGTCGACGGTGACGAACACGCTGCGGTTCGATCGGTGGGATGAGGTCTACCCGGGGACCTACAAGTATGTGAGGTTCGAACCGCATCCCGACGAGGTGAAGCGGTTCACTTGCCACTACTGGGCGCGCCCGCGGAAGCTGATCGAGGACACCGACGAGCCCGAGTTCGAGGAGGCCTACCACGACCTCATCGTGTGGCTCGTGTGCGAGACGCTGAACATGGGGCGGTTCGGCGACAAGAACGCGCTGCAGCGGTTCACCGTGCTCGCGGCGAGGCGGCGTGCGGCGCTCGACTCCCGGTACTTCCCCCAGCAGAAGCACGCAGGGACCGTGCGGGGGATGATCGGTACGCCGCGGCGGACGCGGGCGCCGTTCCCGCCGGTGGACTGGAACGGGGACTCCTGATGCCGAGCAGCACGATCGCGCTCGGCGGGATGGGTGAGGGGCTCGTCGCGCAGCCCGGGGTCGCCGAGCTCGTCTCGAACCTGTACCGCGACCCCGAGGGGATGTGGGTCGTGATGCCCGGGACCGTCCCGCTGCTGACCGAGGCGCCGGGATCGGGCGCGATCTCCTCGCTCGCGTGGTTCAACCCGCGGCCGAACCAGCGGTGGCTCGTGTACGAACGGGTGGCGTCGGCGACGACCTCGGGGATCCGGGTCCTGAACATCCAGTCGCAGACCAGCGACCTGATCGTGACCCGGAGGCGGATCGGCAGCGCCGATCCCGGGTCGCTGTTCGCCGAGAGCAACCGGTGGTTGTACGTCTTCTCGCCGGTCGACGCGCCGCTCCGCTGGAACGGGCTCTGGACCTCGCCAGTCGGGTTCGTGCAGGCGGCGCCGGAGCCCGTGGTCTCGGGGCCCGACCAGGGGTTCGACTTCGTGGACATCACCGACGGCAACGTGGCCGGCGGGACGTTCAAGATCGAGACCTCGCAGCGCGGCGTCGGGCCCAATCCTGGCGACCAGGACGAGCCGTTCAAGTACGGGTACGCCGTCACGATGATGAACGAACTCGGCCAGGAATCGCCCATGTCGGCGATGGCGTTCGTGTCCGGGACGAACAGCGACGCGGCATCGGGCGGACGGCACCTGATCAGCGTCGCGATCCCCCGGATGCCGGAGCACGTGCGCGGTTGCCGGCTGTACCGCACGAAGAACCTGATCGACTCCGACACGGTGGCCGACGACTTCCCCGTGTACCTCGTCGAGTCGTTCACGCTGGCCGGGGGCATCGACTACATCGACCACACCCCCGACGAAGAGCTGGTGAACCTGTTCAACCGGGACAGCGTCGGGCCGGTGCCGATCGGTGCTCGAGCGGCGGCGTTCTGGCAGGGCCACCTGTGGCTCGGCGGCGCGCCCGACGACCCGACCCGGCTCCGGTACAGCCAACCGCTGCTCCAGGAGCAGTTCCCCGCGATCAACTACCTGCAGATCGGGTCGAGCCGGACGGGCCCGATCGTGGCAGTCGCCCCGCTGCCGCGGGCGCTGGCGGTGTTCAAGACCGGCGGCGTGTACCTCGTTCGGGGGAACGCGGCGGACGGGTACCGGGTGGACACGGTGTCGGAGCGCCACGGGACGAACGCGCCGCGGGCGATCGAGTACATCCAGGGTCTCGGGCTCGTGTTCCTCGACTCGTCGGGCGGCCCGCACGTGCTCGACGACAACGCGAAGGACGATCGCGCGCCGGCGGTGACCCGCATCCCGGGGATCCGCAAGGTGTGGCGGGAGCGGGTGGGCCCGTACGGCGGGAACCTCGCGCGATCGGCGTGCGTGTACCAGGCCGACTTCAACGAGCTGTGGTTCCAGGTCCCGCAGGGCGGCGACACCCGGCCGAGCCTCGGCCTCGTGTTCCACCTGGACATCCAGCAGTGGTCGATCCGCGAGGACTGGACGATCTCGTGCTTCGCGCGCGCGCTCGGGCGCACGTGGGTCGGCAGCTGGGACGACACCGGCGGGAACCAGGGCGTGCACCTGCTGACGTTCGGGTCGATGGAGCGTCCGGACGGGGTGGACGTGACCGGGGTGTACCAGGTCGGGTTCCTGCAGTTCCCCCGGGCGGCGCCGACGAAGTCGGTCGAGGTGTGGGGACGGGCGCTCGGGCCCACCTCGACGCTGCAGCTCGAGACGCAGGTAGACCGGCGCCCGCGGCAGGCCGGGACCACGACCGGCAAGCCCCAGAAGCTCAACTCCAGCGCGCCGGACGTGTGGGGACTGGGGGTGTGGAGCGAGGATCTGGTGTGGGGGGACTACCACCTCGACCGGTTCCGGATCGCGACTCGGATGCTGACCGGGCGAGAGCTCGGGCTGCGGTTCGAGTCGGACGCGATGGCGATTCACGCGCTCCGGATCGAGACCGTCGACGGGACCGACATCGAGCCGGAGGTGAGGCCGTGAGGTCGTTCCCCGCCGCGCTGACCCGCGACGGGTCGTACATCACCCCGTTCGAACTCAACACGGAGCTCGGCGAGATCAGCGCTGTCGGCAACTCGCTCGACGTGCACAACTTCGGGGTGGAGGAGATCGACTCGGATAAGCTCGAGTCGGGCGCGTGTGGCGACCTGCTGATCGACGAGATCACGTCGACGAACATCCAGACTTCGACGAACGATCGGACCCTGAAGCCGGTGCTCAACGGGAACGACGAGCCGTGGTTGCAGGAGTTCGAGTCTGGTGACGGTCTGTTGCGGGTCGCAACGTCCGGGTGGCTGTCGATGACGCCGAACGCAAGCCTGATCTGGATTGGTGTCCGGGTCGACGGGAAGGTCGTGGCGACCCAGCAGCTCACCGCGGCGCTAAGCAACGCGTGGCGGATCGAGGGCGACATCGCGGTCGGTGCGGGAGTGCACGTCGTGGATGTGGTGTGGCAGGGGCCGGCAGCGTCAGGGTTCCTCCTGGCCTATACGAACGACTACGAGTGGAAGGACCGCATCCTCACCGTCCGTGAGGTTGCACGCTAATGGCTGGCATCCACATCCTGCCGATCCTGCCCGGCGACGCCCGCGACGCGGCAGTCGTCAACGCGAACTGGGACCAGATCGCCGACGCGGTCCCGATCGACGCGCCGAACTTCGCCGAGGAGGGGCTCGACTACCGGGCGCTGGCGGTCCATCCGGTGGGGATCCGGACGGGACTCGTCACCGAGAGCAACCGGGACAGCGCGCTCGCGACCTCGGCTTCCTACGTGCAGTTCGCGCAGTCGGGGACCACGTTCCGGCTGACCGCCCCCGGCGGCGTGCCCGCGTCGCTCGACGCCGACCAGCACCTCCGGATCCGCGCGCGTGTGTGGCTCGAGACGACGCTCGCGGCCGGCCTGGGCTTCGTCGGGACGTTCGGGCTGCAGCTCGTGTGGCACGACGGGACGAGCGGCGCGGTGATCACGGCCACGACGCAGGAGCTCGCGACCGCCACCACCCCACACGCGGTGCTGTTCCTCGAGGGATGGCTCCGGGGCCCGATCACGACGATCAACTGGGTCGAGCTGCGGTACAAGTCGACCGGCGGCGGTGCCGACGCGAACCCGAGCAAGTCCATGCTGTGGGCCACCCGGCTCCGGCGGACGAACGAGCAATAGATGCCGTTCAGCCCGACACCTCACAGCAACGGCGACGTGATGTCCTGGGCGGACATCCAGGCGAACGCGACGGACGCGCGCGCGTGGGTGAACGACATCCCGAACGCGGACATCGACGACGGGTCGATCCGACGGGAGCATCTCGTTCGTCCGGTCCTGCTCGGCTACCCGGTCGAGGGCTCGCACTCGACGGTCCAGGAGGCGCACACCGCGACGAAGGGCGTGCAGGGCACCGGGATGGACCTCGTTCGGAACGCCCCGTGGGGCGCGCTGAAGGAGCGGTACATCCTGATCCCGAAGATGAACGACGGCGGATCGCAGCTGATCAGGACTCCGCTCGGACGGACGCTCCAGCTGTTCCGCGCCTCGTACGTCGAGGTCCACGCGTTCTTCGCGTGCATGTCCAAGGCGGACGGAACCGCTGCGTCGTACCCGGACGGCGCCGGCGGGCCGGCGAACGCGGTGCGTGGCGGCTACTTCGCGTTGCACGTGTACGATCGAGCGTCGAAGACCGACGACGAGTTCACCGCCGGGCTGCAGCACGTGTACACGCCCGACCCTACCGCCGAAGAGCGGTGGGACAAGTTCATCGTGTCGTACGTCGGGAACCTCGATGAGGGCGTGTACGACTTCCAGCTCGTGTACCACCTGTCGGGCGGCCCCGACGATGAACTGTTCCAGTTGAACCTGACGCGAGCTACGCTCACGGTCGAGGTGCTGTGATGCCGATCCCCCTGCTGGCCCCCCTCGCGCTCGGGACCGCTGCCGTTGGCATCGGCCAGGCGGTGCAGTCCGTCAAGGCGAACGACGAGCTGCAGAAGCGGAACAAGATGAAGCTCGACCAGCTGCTCCAGCGGGAGCGGACCGGCGAGCTCGGGCTGTCCGGGACCCAGAAGACGCTGCTCGATCAGCAGTTGAACTCCCCGATCGCCGCGATGGCCGCCCAGGGCCGGGAGCGGGGCGAGCAGCTGATGGCCGCGTCGGGCGGCGGATCGGGCGCCGACCTGTCCCGGCTCCGCACCGAGCAGGCGCGGACCGTCAGCGACGCGAGCCAGAACGCCGCGCTCCAGATCGCCGCAGCGAACGAGCAGCGCCGGCAGGAAGAGCGGAACGAGATCGAGCAGCGGGCCGCAGCGCAGGCGGCGATGAAGCGCGACGACGTGAACTCCACCTTCGGGGCGCTGTCCGACGGCCTCGGTGCGGTGGGGGCGCTGGCCGGGATGCCGCCCGCCTCCCAGAAGCTCGCGAACGCGTTCGGCGCGAAGTTGTCGGCCGAGGACATGAAGAAGATCAGCAAGTTGAGCGACGACGAGCTCGGGGCCTACCTCAAGCAGCTGATGGCGCAGGTGAACGCGTCGTCGTCGTCCTCGTCCACGACCGGGGGTGGGTGATGCCGACGCCGCAGCAGATCGGGAGTGCGCAGGACGCGGGCGTCGGCGTGTACTACGTCCCGCCGGGGAACGAGCCTCCGAACGCGTTCGCGTCGTTCTGGTCCGGGTACCTCAACACCCGGCTCCCGTGGGCGATGGATGTGTTCAAGGCCCGGCTCGCCGAGATGAGCTCCGACGGGCAGTACCAGGCGCTCGCGTCGCTCGCGAAGGAACGGGCCGACCTCGTGAAGGCCCACGGGGAGATCGAGAAGCAGGTTCTCGGCGACGAGACGCGGCTGTCCATCGAGGAGTCGCA